TTAGCAAGCCCAACATTAGGAAATGGCTTTAGCCATTTGAGCCTTATAAAACAGGGCTGAAAGCGGTAAGGCCAAAACCCTACCCAACGAACATCGAATCCCTCGATAGTAGTGGACTCAAGTGGACAAACCTCCCTTTTCGGGGAGTTTTTCCATTTACCTATGGACAGGGATGGACAGGTGAGGACATTCGGGTGTTAGCGTAACGGTTAGCGTCAGGTTACCACTTCTATCTTTGTGATCATACCCTTGGGCAGGGCGGTGAAGTCGCCTTCGCGCTCGTCCTCGTCCTTGATGGTTTCGAGGAAGTAGGATGAGGCAATCACGATGTAGTCCTTATATTCCTTGTGCAAGTATCCAACTGAGATCGCCGGCGCGGGTTTGGCTTTTCCCGCCACCCCGTTGATTACCCCGGTCACATCATCCCAGTACACCTTCAGCAGTTTACCCTCAGATGGATACCTTTTCATTTTATGATCCTGTAGTGTGGGACGGGGTAGGTGCGATAGCCAACGTCGATGCTTATTTTCTGCACCTCAACACGCCCCTCCCTAACTGCCTCCCGCAGCAACCAGGATGTGTGGCTAATTGATCTATTTTCCTCCCCGGCAATCGTCCGCGCAGACTTCCATCCGTCAGGAACATTCTCGGAGGGAACCTTTCGCTCCGCCGCCAGTAGATCGGTCCAACTCAGATCACCTTTAGTGTTTCTGGAATTACCCATTTTCCATCAATCTCCTCAACTTGCATTGACCAGCAGTTACCGGTCTTTTCATTCCACAATCCCATCACGAAACCGTGGGCGTGTCTCAGGGTTCCGGGCATGCGCTCATTCCATTTCATATCCAACTTGCATAGGCAACCGGCACCGCGGGCAACCCTGCGCTCAAGCCCCGGAATCGCATGCTCATCAATGCTGTGCGTATGACCGAATATGCATTGACCGTAACATAAGGCATGAGCGCGGGCTGAATTTACGCCGGCAAAATATCCGTGCAAAAACTTCAGCTTACCGAACTCAAAAACTCCTTTGCGTTTATGGTAGGGCAACCACTTGGTCCCCCCCTTCTCAAGCCTCGCCTCCAGTTCCTGCACACCCTTGAAGGCGTAATCCTGCTCTATGCCTTTTGAGTCATTATCGGCAAGATCGTAGAGGCGCTGATCGTGATTGCCCATCAACAGGTGGGTGGGTTTCCAAGTGGAGATAAACTCCAACCCCTTCCTCCAATCAGTGAGCATTGATTCTGAGCGCTCCTCGGCACCCGCACCATTCCTTAATGGGCGAGCATCCACAAGATCCCCCCCAAAGATACGGATGTGCGGTTTGAAGAAGTCCGTTGCGGTGTGCAACGCCTTTACTGCCGCCTTATCCTGCTGATCGCCGTGTAAGTCCGACGCGAATATCCAACGCTGCATGAAACCACCCTTTCATTGTTAGTTGCGTTTTAGTTTTTTCAAATCTCTCTCAAGCCTGAGTTGTTTTGCTACTGCCCCCAGCGGCAACCTCATGCTCGGCTTCCTGGCAGTCGCGCTGCCCTTGCGCGGCTTACCCTTTACATCCGCCCCCTTCGGCATGAAGCGGAGATCGGCTTCTTCAGTCTGCTTCTGAAGCATCGCCCTTCTTGACCCTTTATCTTTCTCGTCATACTCCCGCAACTCTAACCCTCTCTCCTCCAAAGCCTTCTTCAGCTTCGGGTCAAGATCAGATGGGATGATTGCCGCCCTGAACTCGTCCAGTTGCACCGCTCTTGGAATGACGGCCTCAAAATAACCAGTGGGGAGGTCCTTCAGTTTTTCAAGGAACTCAGTGACCTTCCCAAAGGGTGCGCCTTCGTTGTAGTATTCCCCAATCGAGCGCACACCCCTCTCTGCCGCCTCTTGCAGGTGTTCGGTAAATACGTCAAGGCCAAGATAGTTGTCACGGGGTTTGTGCTTCAGGTGCGGCTCCATAGCGTCAGCCAGGTCGTTCATCTGTCTACTGGCCTCGTCCTTGACCCTCTCCATAGATTTGGCATCAGTCAGCTTTCCACGGCTCTTCTTGATCTGCGCCACTGATCTAAACTGTGGAGTCACTTTTGCCCTGACTGTTCCAACTCCGTAGTTGAAATTTTCACCTGCGCGGATGTTGCGCTTCATTATCTTCACAACATTATCCAAAGTGTGAGGTTGATACTTCCGGTTTCCCATTGGGGTGAAGCCTCTGAAAATCTTTTCTTCAAATCGCCAGCCTTCCTTTTCGGGGAGAGCTTCAATCCAGCTTGCGAAACCGTCCCGCACCTCTGGCTTTCTAACAGTCTCCCTGAGTGCGTCCCTAATAGCTCGGCCTTTCCAGTAGGAATCTGCCTCTTTTGATGTGGCAGCATCCAAGTCCGGTAAAATCCCATTTTCTTTAAGGTATGCAGCCTGGAGACCGCTGTGATCTTCTGCCGACCTTGTCCAGCCTCTGTCTCCCAGGCTGTCGTCGAGCCTGTATATTGACGCATCACTAAAGTCCCCTCCTCCTAGTTTTTGATACGGCTCCAGAAACTTCTTTATCTTAATCCGGGTTTCCTTGGGTATCTCCGTTGAGATGTCTGGATACCTCGGCGAGTAAACATCCGACCCGAACACCTTTGCCCCCTTCCTTGGATCCACCAGATCCTTCGACGCTACCAGTGTGATCTCCCCAAAGTTGCCAAAGTCTCCTTTGGCAATATCCACAATAGCCATAGATGGGGAAGCTATGCCCCCCACCTTCATGCTGTGCTTCAGGTTGTCGGCTGAGAGATTGTGAACTGCCACCATATCCTTCCCCGCCGGCATGAAGTATGCCATCGAGGCAGGGCTAGTTGTTCCCGCTTCAACTGCGCGGGGTGCGGTTGCGTAACCCATTTTGGATTGCTTCATCAACACACCGCGGATTTGGTTCGGCCCCATCTTGGGCAGCTTATGGAACCCAGGGAACATCACCTCATGCGGCTCAATTCTGCCGCGCACCCTATCCCATAAAGTCCATTGAGCCGGGAAGATTGCCACACCCATCTCATTGGCCTTTTCCTCGTTGATCTTTAGTGCCTCCCTGTAGGCATCACTCATAACCTTAAACTTTTCTGGATCCTTAATGAACTTAACTAAACGATTCGCTTCAGCCTCCTTGGGGTTTATGATTTTCTCTACTCTGATTTCCTGATTATTCTTTCTGTAATCTGATGCAGATTTTTTTGTTGGGAAATCCCCGGTGTCCATTAGTGCTTTTTCTAAATCGGCTACCTTGGTGAAAGAAAAATCCTTCCCCTTGTAGGTTAGTTCATAGTTCTTGAGGCTGGCGAGGTATTCGGGAGTCCTTGCCCCCATTGCATCCAGTGCTGCCTGACCGATCCACTCCGAGACAATAACGGGATCAACATCCTTCGTTTGTGCGATCACATCATCCAGCGTCTTGGCGTTGCGCATGGTCGGGTCCGGCAAACCCTTATCCCTTATTGCGGTTTCTAGTTCATCTGTTAATTTATTTATTGCCTTTGCCTTGGCAGCCTCATCCCCTTTTTCCCAAATCCGTTTCCGTGTGCCTTCCTTTTTATTTACCCTCCATCCGGTCTTCACCTCTGAATTATACTTCTCAGTGCGTAGCTTTGAGTTGCCCAGGTTCTTGTTAAAAGACCTCACAATGCCGGCTTCAAAACGCGCCCGCATCTCAGGTTTCTCTAGCACTCTGTCAGCAAAAGTTCTTGCCATGTGCCGATCAATTGCACTGATCATTGCCCTTGATGGATCCTGCCACACTCCCCCAAAGGATGCCGTCTTGGTTCCTAGCCCCCTGAGTTGGGTTCCAACTCGATCAACGTAAGTAGCCCAACCCTCGTCCGGGCTTTTATTAAACCATTCAGGATCCTTTAACCATAGACGAGCAAACTCGGCTACGTTGGTAAAGTCTTGAGTGATGCCTATCCCTAGTCCGCCCTTATCGGCAGCGCCAATGCCGAGAGCCTTCTTGATCTTGTCAGAAACTGCCTTGCGTTGCTTTTGGGTGGGGTTCTCTGGAAGAAGTTCCGCCATCTTCGCCATGCGTTTCACATCATCAATGCTGGCAAACTTGGTCCTGGCATGACCGAATAAATTTGGAAGTAATGGTGTGTTGGGCGAAAGCATGCCGAACACCATGCGGTTGAATGTCTCCAGTTTATCACCCTTTGGGGGAGTGAGTGTTCTGGCTAACTTATCAGTGATCTTGGCGTGAGTGCCTTCAGAGATAAATCCTCCAGCATCGCTTCGAGGGAAAACTTCTGGATTATTGTTCTTTATCCAGAGGAGGTCGTAGTAGGTGAATTTTCCTTCCAGGCCGCCGGGTAAGCGTAAAGTGTGTCCTGTAGCTTTGTCCTTGATCGTTTGGATTTCAGATAATGGGCCAAGGTTTTTGACGCCGAACTTTTCACCAAACTCTTTAAAGTCTTCCGGGGTCCAGTCCTTGGGTTGCTTCCCTTTGTATTGGAGGTTTGCTTGTTCATCTCTTATTACGCCTTTCGGCAGTTTTTCGTCCCGATAGATTAGGTCAGAATAAGGATCCTTACCAGCCCCTTTTTTCCCCGCCGGCATATAGCGGGCTGGCGGCGAATACTCCGTTTCTACCCCGCCTCGAAGACGACTGCCCGTAGCCTTAACCAGCGGAATCTCTGAGTCAATGGCTGTGTCAAGTAGGCGATTCTTTTGAGCGGAGTTTGCGGTTCCTTCGTAAAACAATTCCGGGCCACCTTGCTGGACCACACGAACCGCTCCTGCCGCTAATGCGCTTGCGGCGGCTCTCCCGTTCCCTTCATCTTGACGTATCCATCGGCCACCATCCATGAAGGCTTTCAACGCGAAAGGATGGTCACTGTTCTCCTTAACCCATTCTCTTATTGCCTGATCGTGAATCTGGTGCTTGGCGGAAATGAACGTGCCGTCAGGTAATAGCCACCCGTTCTTATCAGGTATCGAGCCGGACTTTTTGCCACGCCCACCGGCGGGCATATAGCGAATGTCATCGCTGCTACTTTGAAAGCGTTTACTTAGCGGGATGATGTTGCCAGCCTTATCGCGGGTGATGGGGTCGGCGGATTTGATTTGGTTGGGATCGAAGACTGCAATCTGCCCGTACTCAACAATCTGCCCATCTGAGTCACGGAAAGCCTGAACGATGCCATCATGCCCCATCGCCTTAACCTTGGCGTCTGCTTTGGCAATGGCTGTGTCTCGTTCCTGTGCCCGCCCCGGCAGGTCGCTCATATCTTTTACTCCGCCCTCCTCTGCAACGATTGCCTCGTAAGCCTTTTGGCTTATGGGGTTCAGCACCTTCAGATGCGCCTCCACGTTTACCGGTTTGTCCGGGTTAACCCAACCATCGTGCCGACCTGAGAAATAGAATTTACCTCGGCCCAACCCTAACCCCATATTCCTGCCAAGCCGGTCTTGAGCGATTGAATGATCGAACTGGGTTATGTCGTCAGTGCTTGTCCTGTGAGTCGCCGCAATCTCATACCCTGCCACCTTCGCTGCCTGATTGACCATGCGTTGAGCCGTATCAGTATCACCCTTCTTGGCTGCCTTCATGTAGGAGGCATCGCTACCGGCGGGCATGTACCGCGCTCCCTTATCACCCTTCGGGGTGGTGGGTTTCTTGCCGGCGGGCATTCGGTTCTCCTTCATCTTGCCGTAATCGGTGTGCCAGTTTCCATCCCCGTCACGAATCTGATTGATACGGTCAAATCGGCGGCTGGATATGAGGCGAGGTCTGCGACCAACCCCCAGCGTTAAATCTCGTTTCGCCTCGGAATCAGGCACATCAAATAACTCGTTAATGCGATCCTTTTTCTGGAGCGCAATGGCGCCATCAGCATCCAGATCGGTGTGACCAGGGCGGTTGTTCATGTGGTTGTCCATGTACTGATGCATGGATTGCTTGAATGTATTATAATCCCCACCCCATAAATCCAAGAATCTACCCTTCTTATCTCCGCGCCAACTGTTCATTTTCCCCAAAACGCGATCAATGTTAAATCCGGTGATAGTGAGGTTCCTTGCCGCAGTGAGGCGCATCCCGAAGGGTGAATCATGCCGCCAAGCACTGCTGATCGCACTGCTGTACTTTCCTTTCTTGAGGGCAGCATTGTAATCAATCAGGAGGGTCGCACCATCACGCTGCATTTGATAGTTAATCCTGCGCAACTTCTCCTTTAGCGAAGGAGCAAAAACATCGTTAGGCAATGCCATCATCGCGGCCATTTGCGCATCGTTCATGTGATGCCCAACCCACTCGTATTTACCGCTTTTTAATTCATTCCGTTTCAGTCCGCCCTCGGAATCCACGTTGTCCAATGCCGCCAGCATTGCATTAGACCTTTTCTTTTGTAGTTTATTTATCTCCCCCTGACTCAACCTTACCGGCCTCCCCCCCGCCATCAGCAAGTTGCCCTCATTGTCCTTGGCGAATGTGTCGTTATCCTTGAAGTATTCTGCAATGCGTTCGTTGCCGGGTTCACTTAATTGTTTTAGGGTGTAGGAACTTCCCGATTCCTCACCCGGTTCCGGGGCAAGTTCCTGCCGGATCTTTCTGCGCACCCTAACGAAATCCCGAAGCAACGCATCAACCTCCCTATTGTTGGTGATGCGTTTATATTGTACAACCCCCTTGTCTCCGGGCTTGCTCGGTTTCTTCAATACAGTTTTCTGAATAAATAATGCGCTAGGTGCCCCATTACTTTCAAACTTTACGCCTTGCCCCATTAATAGATCACGCAATCGCGCCAACTTGCTACTGTTCTCAGCCAGCATAATATGATCCATAAATCTCTGCTTGACTCCCCCTACCGTACCAAGATCAGAAGACCGCGCCATGCTGGCAAAACTTTCCGCCCGGACCTCCTTATGCATACTGCTCCGAAGTTCCTGTGATTTCAGGTATTGTTCTTTTGTGATGCGCCCCGTTCCTTCCAGCCCCATTTCAATACGCCAGTGTGGGACCGTTTCGTGATTCAGTAGGTTTTGGTATTGGTTAACAAAAGACACCTCATCCTCTAAACTGTACAACCCCTTTGTGAGTAAATTCCCATCAATGTCTAACGTGTCGAAAAGTTTTGCATTTAGTGCGGCAACCCTCTCCTGCATGCCTTCATGTGGTAGGTCTTCCAGGGCATGCATTGATTCATGCGCCAAAGTGTGGCCCGCTGATTCCGGGTGGTTCAGGTTAACCACAAGCTCACCCCTATCTCCAATCCACGCACCGCGCTCATGCCTGATTGCCTCCGCGTCATCGCCGTGGACATATCGCACATCAACATCCCCGGCGCCCGCCTGATCTGATACGCCTTTAACCAATGACTCCACGTTTGCCATTGACAACTGTTGCTCGAAATCTAATTTACCTAGCAATGCGCGGGTTTCCTCCGGCTTCGCCTCAATCCATGCCTTTACGTCATTGGTCTGTTTCGCTTTCTGGTTGACACCAAACATGTGCAGGGGAACAGCTTGCCCCGCGCCTAAGACTCCGCCGGTCACCGCGCCGGCAATAGCGTATTCCGGTTCACCCGTTAGCGCACCTAGACCGCCACCCACAGCAACACCGGTGCCCCCGGCCTTCATGGTGTTCACCCCAAGATCAATCATCCCGTCAAGGGGTTCACCCGCCCCAATCAGGTGACGTAATCGCACGGATTTATCCTGCCCAATACGCCCCAGAAACCCACGCTGCCCCGGTCCATCCCCAATGATTCTGCCGGTGGAGGACATTACTTGTCCGGCGGTTTCGATTGCCGTACCAGTTAGCTCGCCCACTCTCGCTATTGTGCCCACCCGACCCGGCAAAGCCTGTGTTGCCAACTTGGCGGCATCAGGATCGTCCACCAGTTTCGCCACTGCCTCTTCTGCTTTTTTGGATGCTGAAGTCGCGGCCTCACGCAATCCAACCCCCGCCCGCTCCACTAAACCTCCAGCGCCCTCCATTCCCTTCTGGGTGGTTCTGCGCAAAAATCCTTTGCCGGCAGTCTGTGCCGCCGCCTTTGCACTAATCCCGCCAAGGGTACCGGCAACACCGCCTGGATCTGCAAAGTAGCTTGCTTGCTCCGCAAACGCACTAACCACCTTCTTTTCAAATTTAGCGGCACCCTTCTTGTCACCGTTAGCCTTCATCCAGCTACCAATTTGGGTTTCGCCCCCGGTGCGGGCGCGTTCGCGCTCAGTCATTAAAATATTCAACACACGCCACTTGGCGCGTTTAGCCTCATTGAGCCTATTGAATTTTGGCTTGGCATCATCTTCCCATGACTGAACAACCTCTTCCGGTATTCCAACCAGATCAGGTTTACCATAAAGCCAATTGACCGTTTTATCATACTTACCGCCTTGCTTGCCCCAATAGCTTTTAGCCATTATGTTCAAGTGCTTGTCAACCTCCAACTGAGCGCGGCCCACATCCCCGGCCTCCAGCGATAATCCCGCCAGTTGCCCCATGATGCCCATGTCAACAGTTCCACGGGCTGCACCCTCTATGCCAGTAGCGTGCCCTTTACTCACTCCAGGAATTACCCTTCCCAACACCTCGCCCGCCACCCACTTGAGCATTTTCAGCTTCGATTTATCCGCGCCTGATTGTTTTGCACGTTCAATAAACGGCCCTGGATTCTTATGAAATTCACGAGCCAGATTAACACTTCTCACTGCTGGTTGAAGCGGGTTTGCGGGAACAAGGTCGCCGGCAACCTCAAGGGTGGTTAACGGATCCTTCCATGTCTCCTTAGCGGGTTTTGATACAATGTCCTCCCACAACATACCAAGGATTCCGCCCCCAATCCGTTTGCCGGTTCTGGGGTCAACATCATTACTTCCTAAAACAATTTCATCCAAGGTAGACCAATCAAATTTAGAATTAACTTTTGCCGCAAGGTAAGCATCAAGGTAAGTATCGTCCGGGTTATAGTATTCCCCGGCATACATCGCTTGTCCCTGCTTGGCTTCAAATGGGGAAACAATTGCATCCGGATCCGACTTGGCGACCTCGGCGGCAGGGGTGGTGCGTACATGACTAAACCAACCCCCTTGCCCCTCTGGTGGCTGAATCTCCGGTGTGCCGGGAATAAGTTGTGCGCCAACTCCGGGTAGTTGCGGGCTGCCCGGTATGAGCTTCGGCGGAGAGATGGAGTTAGTTTTTACAAAGAAACCCTGAGTCGGTTCCTTTTTCTTTGCGGGTGTGAAATATCCCTCTGCCATAATTAGTTATCCTTCGGCACTGGTGGTGCTATTTCTTTGGGTAGTTCACTCTTTGAGATGTAATACTCATTCCCTTCATCATCCGTCACAAGCATTCCCTTCTTGCCAGCCTCCAACACTGTGTACTTCTCACCTCTTACGGTAATAGTTTTCCCAACCTGATTCAGGCCCAAGATGTTGTCGTCAGGTCCTGGGTTCTCTGGAAGTTTATCCTTCTCCCATAGTTTTCTCGCCGCCGAGCTTTCCTTGGGTGCAGGGGGCAGTTCCCCCAACGAACTGTTCGGGGGTTTTTGAATGACTGCCGGCGCCGGTGGAGTATCCCCCATATCATTTTCAGCGGGTCTCTTCTCTGGCGGCGCGTCCGGGTGCCGCCACTCGCCACCCGTGGTATATTCCTCGTAAACTTCCCGCCACTTCGCCCCCTGTCCAGCATCATCGAGATGACCGAAGTGCTTTTGGAAACTTCTATTTGTTTTGTAGGCATCAGGGTTGCCCGCATCATGCTGTGCAGCGTATTCGGGTTGGAGCGGGTCACCGGACTCCGCTGCCGGCACGGGTGGCGCGGCGGGTTCAATCGCTTGAGGTTGCTCCTGTGGTTGAGGTTGCGCCTGTGGTTGCTCTTTCGGGCCGGTGTTCCATGTGCCCTGCGACGTGGATCCGTCCGGCTCAGTCCAAGTCACCGAAGAACCTTCTTCAAGTTCCCCCCTCGCCCCGGCTGCCTTTGCGTCCGCTTCAGTTTCGAATGTATGTTCCTTGGCAGGAGGGGCACCAATCATATCCCGAACCGCCTGGAACCGCTCATCAGGTAAACCCATGTGAGTCATTTGAGCCGAGTAACTGTTGATGGTAGTTAAAGCCCTTCTCTGCATTCCGGTAACTGAATTTCTAGCAGTCTCAAGGAATTCTCTTCTCTGTGAAGGGGTAAGGATTTTACCTTCAAGCAATGTCTCTCTGATATTCCGAACCCTATCGGATATTCCTTCAGTATGGGCGGCGTTACGGAACTCCGATTCCCGCACAACGCTCCCAGGGTCCAGTGCCTTCATAAACATGAAGACAAATCCAAGGTCATCGGATGGGGTGAAGTCCTCCGCTTTTTTCTTGTTGAATGTCTCCTCCATCTGCGCGAACTGCATCCGTGATGCAGAGGCGGATACTACAATTTTATCAGCGCGGAGTTTTACCCAGCTATCACTGAGCGCCTTGAACTGCTCCTCGTTGTATTTGCCGCTCGCATAATTCTTTTTAGCAAGCTCCAGAGCAAGGGCTGAACTACTATCAAGTTGGTCCTTAAACACCAAACCCGCCCTCGTCGCATCCACTTTTCTTTTCTCTTCCGCAATCTTAATATCATACTCCTGCCGCTTGACTAGGAGTTGCTCTTGCAGCACATCCGCGTTGCCCGGAAACTCTGCCACCAACTCCTGGTACTCAGGTGAGTCCTGGTTATAGCGTCCTGAAGCCATTCCACTGCCGAGCTTGTTTGCGCGGATAGTCCACTCACGAACCTCGCCAAGTTCCTTGCTGTTGTAATTGGTTCCATACTGACTATTGAAAGATGCAACCACATCCGCGTCCGCGTCCAGCCGCCTTGAGGTGGCGCGGGAATCTCTGTTCGCGGCCTTAAACGCCTGATCATCTGCTTCTTCCTTTCGCTTTGCTGCCATCCCTTCCTTGGTGATGCCGTTGAGCATCTGGTATCTTTCGTAAACAACTTTATTCTTCATTAAATCAGGAACGAATCCCTCCCAAACCCTCTGGTGCATTTCAAAATCATCGTCGCTATTTCGCGTATCCGCACCCGCCATCAAGCTCGATGCCTCGGCAAATGCTTTCTCGGCAGTCTTCCTGTCGGATTCATATCGATTGCGCTTCTCCTCCTCATGCGCTGCCGTCCTTAATTGCATATCTAACATCTTCCCGCGCTGATCAGCAGCATCCTTCTGCAACTTCATCTGCGCGGCTTGCTGCGCTTGGCTGAATCCTTTGTTGTACAGGTCTTGACCTGTTTCAAACCCCATCAGAAATGAACTTTTTCTAGGCATAATATTTATTCCTTATACTGGCCCCGCGTTACCCCTTGCGGCGGTAGTTAAACCCTTCATTGCCATTCCGCCGGCCCATCCACCGGCAGCTTGCCCTGCTATCCCGGCGACCATTCCTAAACCTTCCATCCAGGGGTTAGATTGATTTGCCATTCCTTGGACGTAGGTGCTGTAATTGCTGCTTGCGAATTGGGCGGCCTGACCACCGGCATTTGCGTTCTGCCCAATGCCTTGCTGCAACTGCATCGGTGCAAAGTTAGCCGCACCTTGCTGGGCGCCACTGATTGCTCCGTACTGCGCCGTAATGGGTGTTCCTAGCGCGTAGGCTTGCGCCTGAGACATCCTTTGAGTCAATAGGCGTTGTCCTGCATCAAACTTGGCTAACGCCTCCTGGCCGATATTTGCGGCACCATAGATGTTGCCCCGCGCCGATTGCGCTCCTCTCACGCTCGCCTCAACCTGTGCGCCGGCTGCCGCGCCTAACTCTCTGCCGGCAGATAATTCTTCCAGTGTGGTTTGCGCTAACTTCTGGCGAACTTCCCAGCCCACTGGATCCGCTTCCTTGATTCGTTTGAGTTGCTCAAGGTTCATGTCCTTGCCGTACCGTTGCTGAATGTCGAGTGACATTTTGGCGATGGCATCGGCGGATTCAGTCATCGCCTCCAAATCAATCTTCTGCTGCTGGAGATCACCAACGCCGGTGAAGTCATACGGGATGACCTTGCCATTTACAGTGACACTCCCCTTGGTACCAGCCTTGGCGGCAGCCTCAATAATCTTGCGGGCGGGCAAGGTTGAGATGTCTGCTACGATGCCCTTGGCGGCACTGTCAGAGTAATCGGGTGCGGGTGGTGGGGTGCCTTTGTTAACAGCATCGGCGGCTGCCCAAAAACGCTCCTTGTATGCGGCAGTGATTTGCTTGGCCGCCTCCATGCATTGATCCATTAGTTTATTCATCGCTCAGTGCCCTATCATATAACTTTTTCATTTCGTCCTTGCTGACCGTTCTCAGGTCACGCACTTCCAATTCTTCCCCGTACAAGTCGCCTTCCCATTCCGCAATATACACCTCGCACACTTCGGGTTGGTGAGGCAAAACCCAACACACACACGGTCCCAACTTCTGCCACCGGTGGAACGCCACCCCAAAATAAACACCTACCGGCAAACCCGGTTCCAACATCTCAATGTTGGCGGTTGGCACTTTATGCTCAAACCGTTGCCCACCTTTTACTATGCCGCGGACCATAACTTTTCAAATACCTTACGCTGGAGTCGCTTTTTCTTTCCGTGCCGGATCGCGAACAGCTTCAACTCTTTCCACCCCCGGACACGCTGATCGAGTTCATCGACACACGCCGCCATTCCCTTTCTCGTCGTCGCCAAAATGTCCGAGAAATATAAACTGTCTCCCTCTTCGTTCCAGGGAACCCAGTGCTTATCGATGTCATCTTCAAGCATCTTCGTCCCAACCGCCACCGCGACCAAGTCACCCTGTTCTTCGACCAAAACGAGACCTCCATTTTTATGGTGCCAGCCGAGGTAAATTTCCAAAATAGAATCGGGCCATCCGCCAAAACACAACCCCTTCCGGTCTGCCGACCGGATGAACGTAATGACTTCAGCCATAGGATGATTTGATCCACTCATGTCTCCTGGTCCAAGGTGTTTACATACGCGCTGGCGCGAATGCCGCGCACATGCATCTTGCCGGCATCAGTCCGCACCTTGAACTGCATCTCACGGCAAGGTCCCTTGTTGATTAAATTGTAAGAACTGCGGAGTGGCACAGTTGCCGGGAAGGTGACCGGCAGAGTGAAGGGTAGCGTGACCGATCCGGTTGCAGTGTTGATCGGATTCTGGTTCACCACCGACTCCTCGCCCTCATCGAGTGAGATGCGAATGTTAACCCTCTCCGCCAGTGCCGGTTTCAATTCCAGTTCAGTGTGATTGGGTAGCACCTCATTGAACTGCTGCCCAAACGATAGTCCGCGGGTCAAAATGTGGGACTCATAATCCACCCCATCATCCTGGTAAGTGGCAGCGGTTTCGCTCGTCTCTTTAACGTGATCCTGAAAGAACATTGCCTTCCCGGACTCCGTGGAGAACGCTAATCGCACTTCCCCGCTAAATGCGGTTGCGGTAAACTGCGTGGCATCCCAATCCCATGTGCCCACGAAACTCTTGGTTACGGTATTGTAAATTATACACTTATTATTTGTTGTGGAAGTTCCCGTGGGAACGCTGAGAACGTAATGATTCCGCCAAAAAAATCCGGCCGCCTTATCGATGGCGGCGTTCCAGTTTATTGTATCGATCACATCCTGAATGCCGATGGAAATCGGTTCACTCACTGCCCTGCCGGCACCTTCAAGAATGCTCTTCACCGTGCGTATGCCGTCCGGCGCCAAAAAGAAAATGTCCTGACCAACCTGAGCTATGCTTCGGTGAGATACGCACCCGATTTTCGTGTCAATATTCTCAACGGTCCAAGTGCTTGCCGTGCTGGCTTGGGGGTCGGTGGTCACGGCGAAACAAGAGCGTTGTTTGAACACCACCAACGTGTGTCCCATCCAGCTTGCTAACCCGGTGATGGGGTCGCCAACCGAACCACCCACGCGGATTTGAAAATTAACATTATCCCAGGTGGACCCGTCTATCAGATCAGATGCATAAAGTGCGTCTGGCACCGTACCCACGCCGGCAGCAAAGACTCGGTTAGTGTGGGTGATGAGGTATTTACAGAGTGGCGGGTTACCCGTTCCGGTTCCTTCATCAGTGAATGCGGTGCCATTGTAACTGCGAACATTATTTGTGCCGTCAGTCAGGTAAAGTTTATCCACCAGTTGAGCCATCTCCACATTGGCGCCGCTGGCGGGAGTGTAACCGGTCACCTCGGCCCAAGTTGCATTTGCGTTCTTGTAAACCTTTTGATCGGAAACTGCGACCAACTGCTCCAAACTTGGGGTATCGTAATACGACACTCCATCAACCTTCACCGTTGGGTTGCCGGTCCAGTTATTAGTGTAACTTTCCCAGTTAGTGGCTACGTCCTCCCAGTTGGAATCCAGTAACCCCCCTAGCTCCCTTTTTGATCCGCGCCGGGTAGCCACTGCCCCAAACCGATCAATATCTAAATTAAGTCCCTCGGAATACTGTGTTGGGTCCAATAGATTGGCGCGGACATTCGACACCTGCCCTCCTACAAATGTGAGGCAGCCATCATACGCCAACTGGTCATCCAGACTATCGTTGTAGTTAATAGGCATTATTCAAAATCGTTTATGTCCCAAACGGGTGCCATCGATGGAATCAATCTGGTCACCTTCGCCGATTGCGCAGTCTCAAGGTCGCGCACTAACATCATCTGGCCGGCAGCCTCCTGCTGCTTAACCTGAGCCTTTCCGTACTGCCGCACATGCTCAAGCATGTCCGCCTCGACGTATGCGAGGAGAGCATTGTCGATACCGTTTATCCGCGGGGAATCCGTGTCGCCCATTGCGGTCACCTTCAGCTTACCCAATACCAATAGTGTTTTTTGCGTATCAGGTTTTCGGACCAAACGAATCACTGCGTTCCCGCTGGAATCATTTGGCAGCACAATGTAATTCGCCGGGGCACCGGATCCATCCAGCAAGTCCGGGTTAAGTTGGAACACCGTCTCGTAATTTATCGGGACCATTTCTTTTTCATCCCAGGCCGCCGAAACTGGAAAACGAACCGTGCTGTTTAGCGTCACCTCTTCAGTATCAATCGCCACCGTGTAGGATGTGGTGCCAAGCGTTTCGCGCCAAAGCCCGGAGTCCCAAATCATCTCGTACCGGCGATCAATGAAACTCTTGATCATGGT